AGAGTGAGCAATGCTTCATTCAAAGGGGTGCCAGAAAGATACATCCCAGGAGGACAAATGCCAGAGTAATCAGTAAAAGAACTTGCGATGTTCCAGATGTTGATCATCTGTTTCTCAGCAACACTGTTACTCACCTTACTAGTGAGGATATTCATCATAGAGAAGCTGTCGCTGATGTACAGTTTGTCTTCCTCAGTAGGAATGGTGGGGAGTTCCTTTGCTCTATAATTCCACTCATTAGTGAAAGCAAAGACATCATAGGGAATACCAACCTTCCTGCAGAACCAGATCAGATTGTACAGTTGCTTGAGTGTGGGAATCATGACATCTGCCATCGATCCAGACCAGTCAAGAACAAAGACCAGACCATGATTCTTACCGTCAGGAATAACGGTTACTTTTTTGAACAGATCTTCATTGTACTTATAGGTGTGAAGTTTGGTGCAGTCAAGGACACCAGTGCGAGAAGTAGTAGCACGAGCATATGCTGCAGCAGACTTCTTACACTCAAATTCTTTTACGAGATAGTTGACCTCTTTTGCAGACTCTTTTTTGAACTTGATGTAATTGTCATAATGAATCCCTGCACACCGCTCAAGGTAGTCATGCCCACGCTCTCTCCATTGATCCATTTTGTCATCAATATATTCATGAATGTCTGCCGTGGGAATGATGATATGATCCATGTCCATCTTAGGGACGGAAACATAAGAGAGGAAACTTTCACTGGTATCAGCGAGTTCACGCAACTTTTCTGCTAAGGAGTCAACGGTCTTAGTCTCGTTCTCATTGACTGCAGTATTGTTTTCTTCTGGTTGGTTTCCATCTTCTTCAGACTCAGACTCTTCCGACTTGTCTTCAGACTCGCCAGTGTCCTCAGAATCGCCAGGAGGAGACTTCTGCTGTTGAGGCATTGGTTGCTCACCCTGTTCGCCCTCAGAACCGCTTGTAGACGATTGTGGAGTGTTGACAACCTCAGGTTGTTTCTCAGTAAACTGATCAACATACTCACTGATCATACGAGCTGCTTCCAAAGCATCATCAAAAGATTCTGCCTTTGCGATTGCATTGATGATCTGCATTTCCCTGTCATTTTTGACAGGGACTTTGACATAACTGCCGATCTTGAACCAGAGATTCACACGATCAGCGAAAGAAAACTTATTGAGATCTTCACCTTCCAGTTCAAAGAAGTCTTGATCTTGGAGATTAGAGTACCCACGATAGAAAGTCTTGGACAAACCAGCATAACGACGCTTGATCAACTTCTCAATACGAGCATCCTCAGTGATGTTCACAAAGTTGTGAGGAACATTCTTCCACTTCTCCTCTTTGTCCCAAGGACGAGGGTCGGTATACAATGCATGACCAACTTCATGTGCTACCAAAAGATCGTATACATCTACAGAAGAGATGTTCCAGACAGGGAGAGTCAGGACACGGCGAACCACATCGAACTGGGCGGTTTCCACATTGCGGTGCTCGATGATCAGGTTCTCGGTGGCGAGCAGTTTGGCAAGTTTTCCTTTGACTTCGTGCAGCATGGTCCCCTCTCGTATGGACCTATTATACAAAAAAAAGGAGGTCCGAAGACCTCCCAGTGGACAGTTTAGAAAGTGGACTTATTTGATACGATTCTTAGGTGCGTCTCTGCGATTAATAAGGCTTACATCACCACCCTCTCTACTATATCTTTTTGCATCCATATGGTCCCAACCACCTTTTTGTGGGGTGAAAGATCCTGGTTTGGACTTATCAGCAACACCTTCTACACCATTCTTCTTAGCCAAAACGGTATTTTTACCATACTTTCCAGGAACAGCAGTTTTTGATTTTGGAAGGAAATCAAAGATGCCTTCAACAATACTCTTCCTCCACTCTTCACTCATGTTAGACATGATAGCGAGTGCTGCCTTCTCACTGTCAGCATACCCTTCACTCATCAAGTGTCCCTTGACAAGTTCAAACATATCAACATCTTGCTTGAGTTGACCATATCCAGTCTTCTTATCAGGAACCCCTACACCTTTGGGAGCTTCTGATCTCCTTCTTTCAGTTTCATATCTATCCCTATCTGCCTTATTAGGGCTCTTGCTGGGATGTTGACCACCCGAATACTCCTCAGCACCTTCAGCGTAAACATTCTTATACGCTTGCTCTAGAAGACTAAAATCTTTAGGTTCCATTTTAACAAAGACTTTTTAGTTATTTATATTTTTATCGAATCATACAGGCAACAGTAACTCTCCAGAAGGGAGTATCTACCTTGATAGGCAGAGCATCGTGTAGTTCATTTGATCTGAATAGAACAAAATCTCCAGGTTCAAAAGTGTATGTGCGATCTTCAATCTGCAGTTCTCCACCCCAGGAAGGATCCCACTGAGGTGACAAGAATCCAACAATACTCCAAGTGAATTTGCCCTTGGCATCACCATCGGTATGGAAAAGAGAGATGTTACCTTTTCTTTGTGCATTGAATCCTACTGCACCAAGACCACCGACAGGAAGAACAAATCCATACTCTTCCTCAATCTGGTCTCTAATCCTGCTCATTACAGATACAAAATATCCAGCAAGGAAGGGACTATGGATACCGTTGGCATCCATAGCCATCGCTCTAGGATAGTGTGTAAGGGGATCATCACTACCAGCATAGGCACCACCGATCTTCCAGATCGATTCTCCCATTAGGTGACCATACAACTGGTCGATGTCACCTTTACTTAAAACATTTTTCGCAATGTACATTATCCATTAACCAAAGATTTTTCAGACATGTAAGAGAATCCACCCTTCTTGGAGAACTCAATTACATTGTTAAATTTATCTAGCATATCTCCTTTGTGAGATATGACAAAAGTATTTGCGTCTTGAATGACATACCTGATAATCTTGGTAAACTCGTCTGTACCAACAGTATCAAGAGAACTGTCAAAGACTTCATCTAGGATGAGAAGATTTGTGTTTGCCGAGTTTTTGAACCTGGCAACTTCTCTCCAAGCGAAAAGAAGTGCCAGGTCAATTCTCATCTTCTCCCCCTCAGAAAACGAGGAATAGGTGAACTTGTCGTGAACAGGACTCTGAATGGTCTCGTTAAATTCTTCATCAAGATGGAAGTTAATATAGAAGTCCATCATCTGAAGATAACGGTTAACTTGCTTATTGATGAGAGGAAGATACTTTTTGATTATCTTTGCTTTTACTCCGCCGTCCTTAAGGAGCGAGTACGCGAAATCGTTGTATTTTACTTCCTCGTTCTTTTCAGCAAGTTTACCAAAAACTAATTGGAGATCATTCTTGAATCCTTCTAACTTCTCATGTTCAGAATTTCTGTTTTGTAGCTGACTGGTAAGAGTTTGAATTTCTGATTGTAAATCTCCGACCTGTCGCTGATACCCAGCAATCCGAACATTGTTTTGAGAAATGTCATGCGTTAGACTAGTAACCTCCGAGGACAGTTTAGTGAAAAGACGCTCTCTGTTCTCTTCTTCCGTTATCGACTCTTCCAGTTTTAAGAAACCTTCTTTGAGTTCCCTTGCTTTATTTTGAGCGTCTTCAATTTTATTTAGACGGAACTCTTCTTCAATCGACTGGGTGCATGTAGGGCATACCGTATTCTCACTAAAAAACTTGTGTTCTTTGGTAATAGTGGTTACTTTCTGTGAAATTTTGCCCTTAAGATTTCCTAACTTACGAAGTTGTTGTGTGGAGTTCTTGACACTTTCCATCTGGGTATTAAGATCCACAATCTGTTCTGCTAGTTGATCATTCTTGTTTCCAAGAATGCCAGAGTCGAAACAGAGTTTCTCAATCTTGAGTTTGTCTTCCTCAATCTTATCTTTGTGACGGTTCTCCAGGTCCTCAATGAACCCTTCTTGCATCTTAATCTTATCCTTGATGTTTTCCTTCTTCAGAGTTAGACTCTTAATTACCTCCTTAGACTGCCGTATTTCCTCCTTGAGGATGTTATTCATGGCAGAGAAGATACGAATATCCAAAAGGTCTTCGATGACCTCTCTACGGTGCGCCTGGGCGAGTTGCATGAACGGTACGAAGTTACTGCTGCCCAGAATCACAATCTGTGTAAAAGACTTATAATTGAGTTTGAGGATTTGATCTTCTAGAATCTTTTGGTTTGAACGATCATCTGCCTCTTTATTCCTCATCTCACCATTCACAAGGATGTCAAACACATTAGGTTTGATGCCACGACGAACGAGATAATTCTTAGGACCAGCAGAGAACTCAACTTCTACCAAACATCCCTTTTCATTTGCACTATTGACAAGTTGTGGTTTGTTAATTTTGCGATATGGTTTATTGAACAGAGCAAAGCACAACGCATCAAGCATTGTAGATTTGCCTGCACCATTAGTTCCTACAATCAAGGTTGTAGAAGATTTATTCAGAGAAATTTCAGTCCACTGATCGCCAGTAGAAAGAAAATTCTTCCACCTAATTTTTTCAAATGTTATCATCTTGAGATGGCGGGATCACAATATCCTCAGGTGTAATAATAGTGTACTTGTAATTATACATCTCACACGCTTTTATTGCAACTTCTTCATCGACTTCTACAGTCATCATTTCTACACCATGATCTTGCTCTAGTTGCATGGCATATCTTTCGGCATCATCCTCATCTTCAAACATGAAGAGGACTTTTTCACCACTCCTATCTTTTACAGCGTAGGCACCTTCATCCTTCTTATCTTTTTCCGAAAGCAGAAACATTACTCGACTTCACATGCTTTTGTGTATAGAGAACCAAACAGAGTCTTGATTTTTGACTTGTCAATTTCGACCTCTGCTTCTTCAATATATCTATTCAAGATAGATATGGTGTTTTCTTCCTCGCTGATCTCAGACTCTTCGCCATGTAACCAACCTTGGTTGTAATCGAAGTTCTCAATAACTTTCAATTCTTCTACACCAACTGTGTATAGTTTGTCGATAAACTTCTCAAACTCCTTAGGTTTGGTTTTCTTACGAACGATAACCTTTACAATCTTGCCAGCATATTCTGCTGCATTGAACATTTGGTGAGGAGTATCTTCGTAGTAAATGTTATGGAACATGTGGTTGGGATTGTCCACAGGAGTAAGATCATATGTCTCAGTATCAAAGATGTGGAATCCTCTAGGGTCGTTCACATCATTCCAATACATTTCATAAGGATTGCCAAGATAAAAGACTTGACCGTCATTACTACGAGTGTGATAGTGACCACTAAATACACGGTCAAACTTTCTCAGATGGTCTGCATCATAACCACGGTCTTGCATGAACCCACGATAAGCAGCAAACCCATTCAATTCAAGGTGACCAACAGCAACCTTTGCTTTACTCTTTTTGATTGACTTCATTGTTTGCTCTTCATTCTCCTTGTTAATCCAAGCAATGAATGCAAACCTAGTATCACCAATCACATGTTCAGCATAGTCAGTGATAGGGATGATATTATCATACTCTCGTAAAAGTAAATCAATTGTGTTGACTGAGTTGTTATTTTTGTAATAGGTTGTGTGATTACCCACAACAGTGTACACAGTGATTCCCATATCACGGAGACGATTGTAGTAATTCTCTTTAGCCCATTTAAGAGACCAGAGATCAATGCTTCTCCGATTGTCGAAAGTATCGCCCATATCGATAACAGTTGTGATACCTTCTCGATCAAGCGTAGGAAAAAAAGTCCCATCGTAAAATTTAGCAAAGTAGTCGTGGAAGAGTTTGCTACCCTTCCTTGCACCAAAATGCTGATCAGTTATGATCGCTATCTTCATCCTTGTCTTTTCCTTTTTCTAGATCACGAAGTTTTTTACGCCAGTATTCATTTTCCTGTTTTTCTTCGGTCATCGAGAACTCCTGTATTGGATATTATCTTTGATCGTATTGTAATCACTTGCTTGACCGTTTGCACCATCTTCAACTACCATTACTTGATCATAACCTGTTCTTTCAATAATCTTAGTTTTGATCTCTAACTGCTTCTTCTCCTTTTGAATTCTACGAAGGAAAGCATAGTAAATGATTTGAGTAAAATATGCAAACGGGTTGTTAGATTTTTCAGGATCAAAGTTATGTATATACTGAACGCAGTTCTCAATTCCATCACCAATCATATCCTCTCTGAACATGTAGTTCACGAAGTTCGGTTTGTATGAGAGGTGTGTTGCAATCTTCAGAAAGCAATCGCCCAAATAATTACTAATAGGTGGTGGAGTAGTACCATTTTCCTTGGCTCTTTTGCATTTGATACGATAGTCCACCATCGCGTCTAGCAATTCTTTATTATTTACATAGTGCTCCGATCTTTTCTTGGGCATATTATGTTTTAATTCGTGTATACATTATAGCACAGCTTGACAAAGGTGTCACTTATCAGTAGAATAACTTTGTCGAAGTTCAGAGGAACTGTAGCTTAGCTTTTAAGCTTTATACATGAGTAGCAATGCCTGCTTTAGGATCTACTTCAAGTTGAAATAAAGATTCTAATTGTTGTTTTGCTTTACTAACGCTTCCAAGATACCCCATCTTTTCTGAGGGTCTTACTTTTCTTCCACCAAGCGAGGATGATCTCATACCAGTTATTCTTTCCTCTGCTGCGTCTAAAATGTAATTGGTATAGTAATCAATCATTTCATTATCATCAGAAACTTCTGTGATTGTAATGACTTTATCTTTATCGATGAAGAAAAATTGATCATCTGGAACATGCATCCAAGGTTCTACTCTAACAAAAGAACCTCTAGGTCCATGGATTGTTTCAATACAAACTGGATCTTGTAAGATCAAAGTATGCTCTTCTGCTGAAGTAATTGCAAATAATTCTTCTCCAGAGACCAACTTAATACTTGCGTAAAACTCTTCGGTCATTCTTTTTTCCTCAGATTGATGGTTACCATATCATAATTAAATTTCTCTTCGTTGTAAATTTTTATGCGTTCGATGAGATGATTTAATGTGTAATTTCTTTTTGATCTATAGGTGCAGTCGTCTGCAATGTCGTATAAAGTTGCACTAAACTTGTTTGCACCCTTTCTAAGCACTCTTCCGATTGATTGGAGATTTCTTATTCTCGATTTTGAAGGAGAGGCAAAGATTACATTGTGTAAATTTTTGATGTTAATGCCTGTGGAAAATGTTCCGTAAGAGGCAACAATGATAGAATTAGTTTCGTTTTCGATAATGGAACGGGCTAGTTCTCTGTCCTCAACATCGACCCCTCCATGAATAAAGAATACCTTTCGGTCACTCTCAATATTTTTATTTATCAAATCAAAAAGTACCCTCCCATGATCTTCCACTCTGTTAAACAAAACGAGAGTGTTACCAGAAAGATCTAGAGCAAGATTTTTAATGAACTTATTCCTTTGTTCATGCTTGATCAGGTATTCTATTTCATCTAGATAAGAATCAAAAACTCTTTCATCATGTTTGAGTAGAAGAATCTTTGCATTAAGTTTTGCAAGATATCCCTTATTCATCAACTCTTCAGTACGAATCAATTTGTAAGATGGACCAAACAGTCCTTCCAACACCCACTTGTGTGTTTGCGTACCGTCAAGAGTTCCTGTGAAACCAAAACGATATTTTGCTTGATGTAATTTTGTCATGATCTGTGTCAAAGACTTTGCTTTGAACAGGTGTGCTTCATCACCAATAACTACATTGAATCTTTCGAAGTAACTTTTTTCTAACTTATAGATAGATTGCCAAGTAGTAATAACGACTGGTGCTTTTGCCTCTCGTTCACGACCAGCGTAAATCTTGTGGCAGTATGACTCAGCGTCCCATCCATAATCCTCAAAGTCCTTATACATCTGCTCTACCAGAGATGTCGTTGGAACAACTAGGAGGATATTTTGTCTGCGCTCTGTATAGTACCTCACGATTGAGTAAATCATCAAAGATTTGCCAGAGGCTGTTGGGCTTATCACTAACCTTCTATTGTGTCTTAGAGCACCGTATACTCCCTCTATTTGATAATCTCTTGGAGGATGATTGCTAACAGACTTCATGTAGTCTTTTACACCCTCACGAGAAATTAATTCATTCTCTTCGTAAGGTGTCCCGTAGAATTTGCTATCAACAAACTCGAATTCATATCCATTCCTCTTACAAAAAGAGACGAGCTTATCTAAAAGACCAACATACAGTTCTCTGGTGTGAGTAGAAAACAATCTAATCTTTCCATCCCAATATCTTTTACGATACTGGTTCATGTATTTTGCCCCTTCAATGTCAAAGGAGAAATGATCCGCTAGTTCCTGATAGACATGAGGTTCTGATTCAATCTTCAGATAGACCTCATTCTTCTTGGATATGACAAGTTTGCTCATTATTACCCCGCACGGAAGTTGTGCCAGTCGATGATGTTCTTGATCAAATACCCTCTGTTGCTTACCTGTTTGATAATATCTTCCAGGTATGTCAACATAACATCGTAGTACCTGATTTTTAAAGTAGCCGTCTGTAACTTCTCGTCTGCTGCCATATACCTTTGAACAGCATCCTTTTCTCTCACTTTGTAAGGAAACGGATTTTCTACATAAACTTCTGGGTTTGCTTTTCCAGTGTAGTAAAGGTGACGCTCTAATTTAATTTTATTCTCTGTTGCTACTGCTCTCTCCCGCAACAGTTTTATGTTATTATAGAGGTCAAAATACTTTGCATGCAAAGAAGGGATCTTTGCGGATTCTTCATGTAAATTGTCTTGATCAATCTGTGAGTCTTTCTCCCACATACTTTGTATAGTTTCAAGATTCATAAATTAAGATTCCACTTCAATGGTATAGAACAGATACTTGAAAGTTACTGTTGCTGTAAAGTATGTATAATCGCTTTCTGTGGCAGTGAATTCAAGCGAACTTAAAGAAATAGGATATATATCTCTGAATTTTACACGAGCACTGACATTAAAATTGCTATTCAAAATAGCAAGAGTACCATCACTGAACTGCTCCTTGAGATCTTGCTGACCTTGAGCATCTCTAACTAACTCTTGAAACTCAGAAACACTTTCTGGATATCCGAGTCCATAGATCCAGTTGTGAATCTCTAAGTAATTCTCCAGATTTTCATCTACAATAAACTGGAGAGTCAGATCTTCAAACTGGATGTTGTCTCCAGGGAGATCAATTGCTTTGAGATAGTTTCCTACCTTGACATTTCCCAACTGAATACCAGGAATCCTGGCACTGTTGGAAAAAAAGTCAACCTTAGGTGTCTTTACGATATTAAATTTGAAACCAACAGGCGACAAGTAATTCTTGTTCGCAATCTGCTTTCCAAGAAAAGACATTTTTATTTTTATTTAGTTAAAAAAAGGGGACCCTTTCGGATCCCCATATATTACATCAGGATTTTTCTACAGATTTTTTTGCATGAATTGTTCCCGATCGCGTCGCATTCAATTAGGCATTCGTAGTAGTCATTAATCTTTTGGTTTTCGATCTCCAAATCGTGAATAGTTTTCTCGAAATGACGCCATTCGTCTAACTGACCGCGAGAAAGGATGTTGTGCATGTTTCCTCCATGCAATGTGACACATGATCTATTGGGAGGGAGTTTGGTTCATTTGACCACCTCGCATAATTCTAATGTATATAGAAAAAAATGTTTGTAATTATACAATTTTGCAAAGAAAATTTATGCCTACGAGTTTATACCTAGACAAAAAAAGGGGACCCTTTCGGGTCCCCCAACACTTCCTTCACACGGATGTCTATTATAACATCACATGAGGTTCTTAACAACTGTACGCTGGTAGTAGCGGTTGCTGTTAGAGGTGATACGACCGAGACCCTGGTTCGAAACATTGCCTTCAGCGAAGGGGTTGGAGACAAGACCATAACGGGTCTTGAAGCCAATTTTGGGCTGGAAGCTGTTCTCACCGACGGCACGAACCATCTGGAGGGGAACATAGGGGCAGTAGAAGAGACCAGCGTCATAGGGGCTGGAACCCTTGTAACCGACAACATAGTACTGGTTAGCAGCACTGTTGGCAGAGAAGGGATCGATATAGACTCTGTACTT